TATCTTGTTCTAACTTTTCTAATCGGTCTTTTGTTTCGTTTTGCTCAGATTTTTGTTTTTTTGCAATTTCTTTTTTCATTAGATATTCATTCAGCCCTTTTTTGTCGGTATTTAGAATGGCCTTTGAATGTATATCTCGCACATAATGAGTGTCTGGTATTTGTACTTGTTTCATATTAGCCCGCCGGTAATGCAACGGTTTTTAAATCACGAATTTTTGGAACAACACCAGTATTTGAACTGGTCATTACGATTTTAATTGAAAATGTTCTAAATGTCGTAAATGCTGTTCCTCCAGTAATATAAGAAACAGAATTATTTGCAACACCATTGATACCCGGAGCAAAAGTTAACTCACGATAATCATTTTCATTTAAAGACACAAAATTAGCATTGCCAATTTCAGTCATTAATTGATAGCTCTTGTCATCGAAGGCCTCGGGGTCTGAAGCCGAAAGAATCTTATAGTAAACATAAAGGTTAGTGCCGGATGGTTTATTAGCAGTTAAATATACACGAAGGTCACCAGAATCAAATCCATCAGCAAGAGTTACACGGCGAGTTATATAACGTGCTATGCCATTACCGCCAGATTTTTCAGTTTCACCAATGTATGACACGGCTGCATTAGCACCTCCACCAGACCCCGGAGTTAATGTGATCGTTGGCGAACTTGTATAACCAGAACCAGCAGTTGTAATGTAAACTGCATCGACGGTATTTGCGACAACATTGGCCACAGCCGTAGCACCAGAACCTCCGCCACCAGAAATTGTCACGGTAATATCCGAAGAATTAGCATAACCAGAACCAACATTTGAAACCACAATGCCAGAATTTGAAAGGCCGAGGTTATTAATTTTATTTTCCACAACAAGAATAGCTGTGCGAGAGACATCAATCACCGGTGAAACATCATTACTTAAAGATGACATAGTGCCAACAAGAGTAAACGTAATATTTCCAGAAGTATTACTGAGTATTCTTCCAACACCATCGTTAATTTCAAAATTCTTTAATGGCGTAATAGCCGCTAATCCAGCAAAACCAGAGCCGTCGGCTTTTTGTGTGTTAGCTCGATATGACAATGAAGTATTTGCGACAACAATATCCGATGTAATTAAATGAACAACTTCGTATGGAACAACTGTAGAAGGCGTAGCAACAGTAAATTGAGCTGTCACCGAACTTGTACTAAAACTACTACGATATAAACGGAACATCATATCAGAAGTTTGATCGGCATTCCATGTAGAACCGTTTTGTGATAAAAATAAAGAACCACCATAAGGTTGTTCTGAAATTTGTCGGCCCGTAACTGTGTCTAGTTTACCTATTTCAGCAACATAAACTTCATATTTGTTAGAATTAGCAAGAACAACAAAAGAATGTTCACCTGGTTGCAAATAAACCGGCGAATCAAACACAAACTCGGTATATTTGCTCGAATTATCCATATCAGGACTTGCCGATGTTTTAACTTTATCTGGAGTCAATGAAACAGTCGCAAATGGATAAACAACTGAACTTGAAGGAAAACCATTAACTGTTGGACGTATTTGTAAAGTAACAGGAACAATATCATCTTTTGTCTTAAAACATAACCTAACTTTAGACAAGAATAAACCTTGCGGGTATTGTTGTGGGCTAATTAAAAATGTTTGTGCTAGAGGGTCAAACCATTGCACCTGAGGCTGTGGTGGTGGTAAAGTTAGTATGACAGCCGAAGATGCTGTTGTTCTTGTAATAACTCTATCCTCATTCACCGACCTTCTTTGAATCGTTGGAGAAACTGTAGAAACAATTACCTCTTCTTTTGTTTGAAGCAAGCCTTGAGCAAAGAAAGACGCATCACCACTTGTCACTGAACTTGGAATATCGCCAGAAATAGTATCTGTTAACCTAAATTGTTTTTCACCAACTCGGAATGTTCCTGACGGAATACTATAAATTCCAACAATCGAACCAGAAGCATCACTTGTTATACGACCAATACCATATTGAGATGTGACATCTGGAGTGGTTGTCCAAGTACCAGAAATGGTGGCTATTCTTGTTGTAGTGTCGTAAGATGTAATTGTAGCATTTTGTCCAGCTCCAGTGCCTTGTGTAATAAAAATAACAGAACCATTAATCGTGTTTTGATTACTTGCGCCACGAGCATCAAGGCGAAGTGTTACGGTACTTGATGTAGCCGCATTAACATTTCCACCATTATGCTCGTAAGTTGCGACGTTATATGTTAAAGCAGTTTGATCGCCAATAATTTGTAGGTTAGCAATGTTGACTGTCGCAAAATTAAAAGCCGTATTAATGACCATGTTTGTTACATACACGATATTATTTGAAGTATGAACAACTACGCCATTTGCAACATTTGAAGAATTTGATTTATCTCTAATTGTTACAACTTCTGGGTTACTATAATTAACATTAAAACCAATATTATTTGATGTTAAAAAATACTTATTAACACGATCACCAACATAATTATCAACAGAAGTTTTATCGAAAAATGGGTAGAGAGCTGTATTTGGTTTAAAATCAGTACCAACAAAAAGAATGTTGATACTACGCATAAATGGAATAATCGAAACATCAACGACTCTATCGCCAATTGATTGTGTGATAGTTTGTGGAACAACTGTTGATGCAATACCAGCTCTTGTTAAACTTTGATTTGTGGTAGTTGTGGTTGTTTGAACCAAATCTCGGCCTTGCCAAGCCTGAGTTGTTGTGCTAGATGTTCCTGTCCAAATTGTTTGCCATGAATTCCATTCATAAGTAGTTGGCAACCTATCAGTAATTAATTGCCATGCGTCACGATCACCACCAATATTCACTAAAACATCTGATGCACGATTTTCATCAATCCAAATATCAGACGGTGGGCTTAATTTGATTTTACCTAGGTAATTGATAACACTAAATGGATTTACATTTATAGCTTTTGAAGATTTCGATTGATCTATAAATGATACTGATGTAGAATTAGCGGTTACAAGTGACCCGGTTCTTGTAAAATTAGAAGAGTTAGCTGAATCGAAACCTAAAGCGTGTGGCGAAATATTAAATGATGGCCGAAGTTCTTTACCCGCCGTATCAATGGATGCAGAATAGTCTGCATTAGTTACATCTGCGACAGAATGACCCTTAAACGAATCCACAACAATACCATTTTTAAACCTTTCGACGTTTTGACTATCAAGAATTGTTAAATCTTGTTTTCCTAAAGCATCAAGTTCTAGTAAACTCAATGACGTATAATATTCTAAATTTTCAATTCGTGATTCCAACTTACCAATATCACGCATCGTATAACGGCGATGATTAATTTGTTGTATATCTATATCTTTTGTGTCATCAACATATGGTGAATAACTTAAAATAAACAAAGTCATTCCAGTTGTTGTGTCATTTGGAGGCAAGGGAGTTAAAGATGGTATTCCTTTGACGATTTCGAATTTCTTAGTTTTATCTAAAACGACTTTATCAATTCTTGGAAGGTAATATTGATAATCTAAAATTATATCGGAACCGTTTTCTGGTATTTTAGGCCCAGTTGTAGACGGACTAACATCAAAAACGACAGCACTACCACCAGAGGCCGTAGCATCCGAACGAACAGGACGAAAATCTAAACAGTCTCTTAAATTGTAAAGAGAATTATTTGTCGGTGAAGAATAAATTGGAATGTTACCATAAGATACACCAGAATATGAATCGACAGTAAAGAAACCAGCACCCGAGGAAGTAAAACGATTAAACGAAACAACAACATTACCAGTAGGTGCAGTTTGACCTGGTTTTAATTTAATAAATGAATGGTCATAATAAGAATCTTTTTGTCCATTATCAAAAACATACCTTGTTGTTACATTTGAGGCATATGTTGAATTTGCTTGCGAAATACCATTGCTGCCAAAATCCAAAATACTTGTAATTTCAATGATGTCGGACATAAACAACGATTGAATTTGGCCGGGCACTTTCTTTACATAAGTGTTTGCAATATGGCATTGGCCATTTGATGGAAAAATAACAAGCGCTGAATTTCCAAAAACGTCAATTCGGTCTGAACTTGATGCTGTTTGAATTGTAGTATTTTTTGTAATGTATGTTTTATTTTTCTGTGATATTGTAGAAACATCAATTGTAGCAATGATGTTAGCTGTCATGTTGCCACCATCAGTAACCGTAACCTTTTTAGTGCCGGTACTCACAGAAAATTTATCAACTGGAATAACTTGGCCAACAGAATATGGTGAAGTGCCAGCAGTAGTTACAACAATATAATAATTTTCAGCTTTAGCTGATGATGATGTAGCTGAAGCAATGTCTTCACCGGTATCAAGAGTTAAAGCTGTCGAATCATTTGCACTAAATGACTGTGACGCATAAAGCCTCTTATATGAAAAAGATAAGTCAGCAATTGTACTGTTTGCGACATAATCTTGACCTAAACGGAAAATAAGTGGCTCTAATGCTCCATCGGAAATATAAACATCATTATAAGTTGTTGCTGCATCTTTTGAGCGGCTTGAAATGTCAGCTGCAACAACTTTTGTAGTTGTACTAAAATTAGCTAAAGATTCAACATCATTAAATTCAAAATCAATTGAAAATACCGATGCATTGTTTGGTGTGGTCGTAAATGCCGGATCTACAGTAATTGTTTGCGTAGAACCAACAAAATCGGTGATTATTTTTGGTGTTTCTCCCGAACCAAGACCGCTTGTAATTCTTAGTTTAGCACCAGTGTATGCATCATTAGCAGTTGAAAACACATTTCCCGCAACTGAATTGGCAAGTGTTAAAGTTGTTGATGTCGCTGAATTTACAGTGCCGGTGATTGAACCAACATTTGCATCAAATAAGTATGTACGATAAACATAAGTCGACCCATTAGATGTATTTGAAGCGGATTCATAAGCTATTGATTTAACACGAATTGTTCCTATTTTTGTATTTGAAATGGTTGCCGCTGATGTCGTGTTTATAGTTGCTGTATTTACGCAATGTAAATCAAGAGTGGTCAAACTGTTAATTGGAAAAGAACCAAAATGATTTGTAGTAAAAACAAAGTTACCATAATCAGCTGTAAGTCTTTTGTTTGCTACGCTTGCAGTTGTTCTTGGTTTATCAGTTGTTACAGTTGTTGGGCCGTTAGTTTCAAATTCATAGCCATAAACATAAGCTTTTCCTGGAGACAATATTACATCTGTTTGAGCTGAGTTTGCAGAATTAGTATCTAAGGAAATTCTAAAATCACGAACGGTATAATTTCCTGATTCGTCGTATGTTCTGCGAGCTAAAGTATCCTCAAGAACTGAGTAAATTGGATATTTGTTTTCACGGATAATTTGACCATTTTCAACAAGAGCTAACTCGATAAATTGTGTATCATCTGTCGAGGCTAAACTTCTTGTTGCTAAAACTAAATTAATTTTATAACGATCAGAACCTGGAGCCTGATAATTTGATGCGCTTTGAGCCGGATCTAAAAGAGATGTGTCTGAATTATTTGTAACTGTAGATTCTGTAATTTCAAAACCAATCCTGGCATTAGCTGTATTTGCCGTGTACTTTGAAACTGCAACTGTTTGAGCATCATTTTGAACGAAAAAACCTTCATAATAAAAAACACCTTCATTTACAGAAAATAATTGGCCAGCGCCAACACCAGCAGTTGATACGTTAGCAAATGTTGGAGATACTTCACTAGTCTTAATTGTTTCAGATGATGTAAATGTTGATCCGTAAACTTGTTTGACCATCAATGTAATTGGATCACCGGTGCCAGCATCGGCAGAATAAGCTTTAACAACTTCAGCACGTTTTGTTTCGTCACTTGAAAGAATTGTTTTACCAACAAAACTATTAGCACTTACATCAGTTGATCCATAAGTAGCATCAAGTTTCAAATAAGTTGCTGCTTGTAGGAAGAATTGGCCACCAGTAACAACTGAACCACTTTTGAAAATATGATTACCAAAGCGCTCAACTTGTTTTTGGAGTATAGTTTGAACTTGTGTTAATTCTCGAGCCTGTACAGCGAAACCTGGCTTAAAAAGCAAACGAAGATATTTTTTCGCCTCATCAAAATCATCATAATATGGATTCACATTGAAATTGGTATTAAGAGCCATGAATTCCTCTAAAATCTAACAACAAATTTAATATTTTCAGCTTGTCCAGCTACTCTTTGTATTGCCACAATATTTTCATTATATAAAATATCACCAGTATATTTTTCAAACTCAGGATAATCGACACTAGAAACCGTTCTTCCAGTTGGATTTGTGACCGACCCTTTTAACACAGATCCTAATGTGATTGAGTCACGAACATTTGTCAAATAAACCACCGTGCTAGTGTATGATTCAACATATCCACTAAATGTGGGTGCTGTTAAACTACCTTGATACACAAATTCGTCAATCTGATAGTTTGAACCTGCAATCAAAGTAACGGCTGTTGTTTGAGAAATAACAGAATTCGCATTTGCATAAGTAACTGCTGTATTTTCACCGTATTTATGTGGGTTACGAAGAAGACCGTATTGCCTAAAAGAAGTGCTTGATGAAATTAAATTACCTTCGGTTGTATCACCCTCACCTATTTTTAGTGCAATCATTATGTTATGCCCGCCAAGTTCTCGAGCAGGGTTGTAACCATGGCCATACTTTGGACCTATTATAGCTCTAGCTGTAGCAGCGTTTGCTCCTACGGAAGTTCCATAAATATTAACGTTCGCATAAGTATAATTTGACCCATAACTAGTCAACCCAATACTGCCTATAGTGTTACCAGATAAATTTGCTGTAGCTGTTATACCACTTCCATCTCCATCAACAACGACCCTAGTTTTAAAAGAAAGTGTATTACTTGTTCCTCCACCGGAGGAAGATGTAGCATAAGATAAATTTATTCGTCTGTTTATTAAATCTACAGCCGTGATGTGAGTATTTGATGTAATTCCATTACCGGTTACTGCCATATTCGTAATAATCAAATTGGCCATGTCGACCGAAGCTTCTACCGTCAATACTGAACAAGAAGTATTAAATGAACTTACATTAGCATTTGTATTAAAATAACCACTACCAGCAGCTGTCACCACAATTGTTGTTATTTCACCATCAATTGTAGCATTAGCACTGCCATTATATTCTATTTGGCTGATTGATGTTGGAGCAGGCAACCAATTATTTGATAAAAATTTGTTGGAAGCTTGAATATTGTACATGTACTTCCAGAGAAAACCATCACCGGTTTGAATGATACCCTTATTACCTAAATTTGTTCCTAAAGGTTCAACCGTAGAATTGGCACTTAAATTATTTGATAAACATTTATAAACATTTCTTTCTGAATTTATAACATAATATGAGTAAATGTTAGCTAAAGAATTTGATGTTAAAAGTGTATCAAGAGTAATTGTATCATCAAACTGTCGATAAGTGTTGTTAGCTGTCCAATTCACTCTCGGTATAACGAATTCAACATCATTACCGGTAACTTTTTTGGCAGCAATCATGTTATTCCAAATATATTTTTCAGCAGCAACAGTGTCGGTTAAGGTGTCTGGTAATGACGGTACATCCCAAGGTATATGTTTACTTAAATAAACATAACCAACTGACGCATTTGTCACCGAAAAAGCTTCTTTAAATTGTTCAGCATTGTTGAATCGTAACTTTTTTGAAGTATATTTTACACCCTCCGGCTCAATAGCAATATCACCAACAAACAACTCCCAAGTGGTAGAATCGTAAATAAATTCGACCTTGATGCCACCGAGATCTAAAGTTACATCATCAGCATTACCCTCAATGGTTTCGCCATTTCTTGCTACTGTAAGATTGTATGTTTCCCAATTAGCGCCATCAGCAATTTGAACGAAATCGCCCGTAGTTGGGTTGGCCGGAAGAGTGATTGTAAATGAGCCAGCGGTTGTATCAGCAATTAAATAATCGCCTACATTTGCTGTATAGTTTGACGTTTTTCTTAAAAATGTTGGCATAAGTTTTATTTATGCTGCTACTTGTGATATTTCTGTCGAAACTTTTAACTGATCAGATTCAACTTCATTAAATCTTAATACTTCTGCGTATGCAATTAACCCGGCGGGGTGTAATAACTCTTTTAATACTTGTTTATATTTTTCAAATTGAATGCTTGAAATTACAACATAAGAATAATCAATGTAATAATCTTTGCCTTGTAATTTAGTGTACGATGATGAAACTAAACCCTTTTGACTAACCCATTTTCCGGGAAATTCTTCAACTGTAGAAATTAAACTCGATTGAAGTATAGCTGTACCATCACCTGATCGTGATAAATCAAAGTCGGGAACAGATTTTAAACCTTTCCCCGCATCTAAAATAAGAACACTTTGAACACTTCCTGGTTTATTTGTTCCAATGTTGGCGGTAAAACTTTCACCATCACCCATTATAGACACAATTTCAACATTTGCATTTGAACCTCCAGTTGATGTAATTGTAACTGTGGGTAATTTATTTTGATCATACCCCTGACCACCAATTAAATAATTACCATATAAACGAACTGGTTTGCCAGTAGAATTAGCGGCGAAAACTGTATTTACCGATAAAAGTGTGTTTGATGTTATTGTGTTTACACTTTTCGTTTCACCATTTACCATAATTAAATCGCCAACAATTAAATTGGCCTGAAAAAATGTATTAGTTCCAATTACATTTGCATTCGTAGTGAAAACATTAGTTGTTCCATCAATTTTTGTGGGAACAAATTCAATTTTTGTGATGGTTCCTCCAGTGCCAATGGTTCTTACCTCAGCAGCTGCGCCAACACCAAAACTGCCTGGGGGGTTTGTAAAAACCAATTCATCACCAATACTATAACCCGTTCCACCATTTCGTATTGCCGTTTTACCCAAAGAACCAAAACTATTAATATACACTGTTGTGTTTGTTGTGGTAAACCCTATATTTGCAATAACTAAATTAGCGGCTTCAGCATTAAAGACGGGTATTGAAGAAAAATTAACTTGTACAGAGTTAATGTCAACACCAATGATTTCACCAATGCTTGTAAAAGATGCATTAGAAAGTGTGTGTCGAATTACACTATTGGAGTTTCCCGAATAAATTCCACTTAAACCATATGACGCTGCATTAATGTAAGTATTCGCCGGATCAATATCAGAAATAACATCCGTAAATATTCTAAAAACATTTGCAGAATTCGATGATGTTGTTAAAACAGAAACAACATCAATATCTACATAAGGTTTGCCGAAACCGTCCGCTGTAATTGGCGCGTTTACTTTAAACCCAGCACCGCCGTTTAAAATTGTCATCGAATCAATTACACCTTTCGAAACACTTGAAACAACGGCTTGAGGAACTCTTTCTGACCTTGGCGCTGTTACAAGAATAGGGTCACCAACATTATAGTTTGCGCCAGAATTAACAATTGTAATTTCTTTAAGTTCTGATACCGATTTCATTCTAACATTTACAAGAGTGTCACCAACAAAAACATCAGATTCTATAATTTCACCAATTTCAAAATTACCGACCGAAGTTTTAACGTCAACAAACATTTCTAATATTTCAACATTGTTTAAATAACGACTGAATGTTTTTTCTACAACCGTTGTAGCACCAGAAGTTTTACCTGTTATTTTACGGTTATTAAAAATCGCACGATCAAAGTTGTTGTAAAAAATTTCTAAAGTTGAATTAGCAGCTAGATTACTGTTAAATTCAAGTAAGTTATATTCCTTTAAAACTATAAAACCACTTGTTGTTAAAATGTTGTTGACATAAACGTCAAGGTTTGCTGATGGTTCCTGTGAAATAATTATAAATTGTTTTGTGTTTCCGTCCGCTGTGTAAAAAGAAGAAACGTCGGTGGAAACTTTAATGGAATTATCAATTTTCCATTCGCCAGAGGACGCTTTAAGAACACTGTCTTTTGGAAAAATAATTGTAGGTTCTTCTTGAAAAAGAAAGCGAAACAATAATTTAAAAGAATTTTCGGAACCTTTGGCTTGATAAAGAGGTAATATATTTTTAATTAATAGTTCTTTATTACCTTGTATGTTTATTGGTATTAAAGAGGCATAAGTATTAAAAAAGTTTTCTTGAAATTCATCAATGGATTCATCAACATCAAAAATTGTTTTAAGACTTTTCGCCTTTGTTATTAAATTATTTTTATTTGTTCCTTGTTTGTTTTCTAAAAATTCATAATAAGCTTCTAAAAAAGTAATGAATAATGGGTATTCTTCACGAACAAATTCGGGAACTTGACCTTCAATTAAAAGAGATGTTTTTTGATTCATATTAAACAGCAGTGATTTCTGTGGCCACTGATGTAGAATCCGTTTGATCGATTGTTAGTATTGTGTTTCGTAATGACGTTATAATTCCCTCTTCAGATTCAATGTTTACTCTGATACTGCCGTCGGAAGTCAGCACAGATAAAACTCTTAAATCAGTAATTGTCACTTCACCGGTGTCATAATCAATCGTTCCGGCTGTCGAGTCGATTGTTTGCCTTTGGGCCAATGCGTCAAAATATACTGTTCTTAAAGTGCCAAAACGAGCATCAAGGGTCACAATCGCAGCTGCACCATAACCATCACCGCCAGAAAACGAAACGACAGCTTTACTGTAATTAATGCCACGATTTGTAATGGTAACTGCGGTAACACGGCCATTGACAATTGTTGCGATGGCCGTAGCATCCGTTCCATCACCAGTAATTGTAACTGTTGGCGCTGAAACATAACCAAAACCAGCATTCGTTACATTTATGGAAGACAAACCTGTGTATGATTCCGGCACCTCTTCAAGTATTGCCGTTCTTGTTGTACCTAAAGAATCATTGACTGTAAACTCCGAAGAAGTTAAACGGTTTAAAAGTGTACCTCGGTGTAATTTAGCATTGTACTTAATTGTGTATGTTTTACTGTTATTTAAATCCGGCGTAAACCTTTTTTCAAGACGTAAAATTGTCTCAGAGCCTATAATTGCTGCTATATCAACTGCATCAATGGAATCTTGTGCCTTAGATAAAACAAAAACGGAATCAAATTTGTTTAAATTAATGTTTGAATAATTAAAAATTGCGGCACGAACAAGTGTTTTTATTTGTTCATCATTTGACGATGTTTTTTTACGATCAAGCCTAATTTTATTTATTAATTTCAAATATAAAAACTCAGGGTCACGAATTTCAGCATCAATTGCAATAATTGATTTTGGCTTTACAATTTCAGTGATAATGCGTGTTTTTTCAGCCTCAGTTAAGTAATAATTAGTTTTTGGTTTAATTGAAATAAAAACTTTACCATAAACCGGCGGTATTTCATCTTGTCCACCCCACACTGAAATAGAATCAACGGCACCATAAGTTTTTTTAATGTAACTTTCATAATCTTTAGTGGTGACAAGGCGGTTTTGTGTGGAATATTGTAAAATAGAATTTAATTTAACATTGTCAACACTTTCCTTTAAAGACCCTCCAGCAGATTCTGAAACTGAAGAAACTGTATATACTGTATACGGCGAAATTGAAGAAGATGCTGTAAAATTATTGGATTTATTTGAATCCGACCCCGAAGTAACCAAATAACTCAATTTAACTATATTACCATCATTTAATTTTTTACCCACAAATGCATCACCAAAGTATATTTCAAAATTGCCATTTTGAGCTTCTTGTAAAAAATAAACTGTTGAATTTGAAGTTACCTCTAAAACATCTGATGCCAAAGTGTATGTGGTTGATGTTAAATTGCTGGTTGAAATTTGAACCGTAACCTGTAAAGTGGAGGTATCAACATTCTCATCCGGAATTGTAAAAATAGATTTTGGGTTTGTAGTTGAATTGTAAGTATACTGATAACTAACAATGTCGCCCTCGTAAATTTCTAACCCTCTAAAAATAAAATCTGTATTGGATTTAGCCACAGTTACATCAGATAAAATCGTATAATTATAAACGGTGTTATCTAAAAGGTTAGTTCTAAAATTAAAACCTCTAGGTATCGTCAGAGATCCAGCTGTATTAGAACCGGAAGGTACAGTCAAATTAATAATCGCTCTTGGCGCCGTAGCTGATTGTGGCACATAGCCTAAATTTTTAGCATGAGAGACCACTGAACTACGAAGAACAGCAGTATCCATAAAAGCCTCATTGGCCACCATGTTAAGGTAATATGCATTGTAATGAGTATTGTAAGCTAAAATATCCAAAAGAACATTCAAGCCTGAAGCTTCAAAATCATAATCAGTAAATTCAGATTGAGCTTGAAGAAAAGCTTTTAAATTTATTTTAATTGTATCGAAGTCTAAATCAGTAACCGTTAAACGATTTGAGGCCATTTTATCGTGTTCTCTCTAATAAAAAGCTTATTGAAATTGGGTTTGTTTGGTTTACAATAGAAAATTCCATGCGAACACTAAAACCATTTCTTTCTTCATCCGGTATGACTGTTACGCCGATAATTCTCACTCTGGGTTCAAACGATTCAATTGTTTGTTGTATTTCTCGCTCAATTGCTGAAGCTGTAATAATATCTAAAGTTTCAAACAAAAGTTTACGAACATTTGAACCATAATCTGGGTTAAATGGTTTTTCATAATGATTAGTCAACACCAAATTCTTGATGGCATTGATAACAGCTGTCGCATCAAGGTGTTTATTGAGGTCTTTTTTAAGAGGGTGAATTGTAAAATTCAAATCCAAATCTTTAAATTGACGAGCTACATTTGTGGTGACTGTTGCCATTGTTTATTTATACTTGTTTAAATAGTAATGACTTTTGTCAAAGTTCTTCGGTGATCGGTGCCCTCAAAATTTACAGTGTAGGTATAAGAACCATTGCTTGTAATTGTAGTATTAGCGATTGTTGCATATCCATTTGCACCGATAAAGCCGTAACCAGATATATTTGGTCCACTGTATGTATAACGAGTGTTGGCTTTACCGCCAAACGCACGAATTTCAAACGGCGTGCTTGTTACAATGATATCAGGGTTACTGTTTACTACTTCATTATAAAGGTTCGAATCATCAACAATACCGCGGTCAATGCCAATGGTAATGGTTCTTTGTTGGCCGTCAGCTGTGGTTACCAAGAAAGATGATACATTTGGAAACTCAATAAGTGGTTTAACATTAGCATACCAAAGAACTGCATCATTTGTATTTAATGTATTTGGCGTTGAAGCTTGATATAACTGGACATTCATGTGAGTGTTATTGTTTGTACTCAATGAATTTGTTGTTTCAATAACACTTACGATATTTAAAGAATTGGCGCTAAGGTTTCTAAATGTCCACTTTTGTACGCCCGTGGCTGCGGAATCAACGATTTCATATGGACCATTGAATTCATTGATAAGAACTCGATTGGTTGAATTACCGACATTTTGTGTGATTGAGCCGGGCAAAAGAATACCAGCAGTTGACACATTACTATACCCCTTGACGCGAATTTCAACACCCGGAGTTATAGTAATTAAACCATAATCTATAGTGTCACCAGTGGTTAAACTTCTAAACCTAACCGAAACATTAAATGATTCACCATTTGCAATAGAGTTTGTCGGATCACTGAGAACAGCAATCAAATTGGCATTTGTGCCGCCAAGAGTCGAAACATTGAGAGTTGGCGCCGTCGAATAAGCACCACCAGAATAAATATTAATTGTAACAATGGCTCCAGAAATAGAATTTACATTTGCTGTTATCGTGGCGGGCACATTATCAACCCCACCGCCAGTTATTACAATCGTTCCATTGGAATAACCATTTCCGGCATTAGCAGTTATGACTGAAGAAACTGTTCGGCGTTTTGTCGAATCTTGTACATCAACTTCAACTTCAGAATTTAAAAAATTAGAAACTGTTTCGACATTTGAATAATAGTAAACATTGTCATTGACATTTGTAACTTGAACGATTCTAGTGTCAGACCAAATACCATTAAATGTTCTGAATATAATAGCACCTGGATTTACATTGAGTCGATTGCTTCCTATAGTTACAGAAAGAACATTTGCATTGTAATTATCAATATATTCGTCAAGTGTTAAAATTGGTGATGTGGGTTCTTCAAGAATAATATCGATTGGAACTGGCGGGACTCCCTGTTCAAATACCGTTTTAATTACTTCATCTTCTGGTTGGAAATTTAAAATTTCCTCCTCTATATCAAGGTCACTCTTTTCTTCAACAACTCGTCCGGTTTTATTGTCATACACAGTAACTCGCCCAGTTTCCGAAACAATTGTTGTTGTTGGGTTTGGATTTGGATTATCTGCAACACTAACACTGTCTTTATATTTGTCCGAGCCAACAAA